TCTATGTCGTCTAGGACCATGAGGTCTGCACGAGAACCAGTAAGTTGTCCAGTAATACCAACGCTTTTTACGCTGGGAGCCTGATGAGGCGAGCAAAGTACGTCGAAGGAGATACGACTCCACCTTGCCTCGTCGCTTTTTGGTCTTAGGTGTGATAACCATGGTGTCTCAATAATTAGTTTCTGTAGGAAGATGGACATGTTGTCTGCTCTCTCTTTAGAGGCAGATATAATCATGATCTTTCTTTCACTGTCGTTGAATAATGTCCACAACACGAACGCCCCTGTAATCCACGATTTACCAACTCCTCGGAAGGCTTGGATCTGTAGACGTTTAGGACCGTGTTGTAGATAGTCTGCAATTGAGAATTGTGCTCTTGTTGGTGGTGGTAGTTCAAGCTGTTGCCATAAAGCGGTCAGAAACAGCTTGAAATCGCCCTGTAGAGCCTCTAAAGGGTTGGTCATGTATGTTTTATCGTTTGACTATTTTCAGTAGGCTTCTAGCCTAATCTCCAAGGCATTCCACCTGTATCAATGAATAAATGTGGTTGATTTTCTTGAAAGGTTCTGAATAGTAAATCTTTAGCTTGACCTACTCCTTCATCCTCATAGTTTCCAAAACCTCCTTTAAAGCCTTTAGATGGATTACTTTTATTTATCATCATCTTTTGATTTGCTTTATTTAATAACTTATTTTTATCTCGTGCTCTTATTCTTAATGGATCATTAGCTACCTTATTAGTTAATTGTTGTAGTTGATTATTAGGTACTGGTTTTATATCCCTAAATTCCATTCTTATCATAGAGCTTTTCGACAATGGAATTTTATTATCTCTCATTTCCTTTATGGTGACATTTTTATCTGACTTTGCACCATTAGTTTTGTTTTTAATCCATAGCTTATTTCTCCAGGTCTCACCAGGATTACCATATTCATTTTTATGTGCTTTTAGATGATCGTTTTGGTAACCAGGACCAGGCTTTTCGCCTTGCTGTTGTCGATTTCTCAGTTCAAATCGTTGGTATGTTTCAATAGCCTGATTATCAGAATAACCATTTCTCCTACCCCACTTTATAAAATCATTGACATTGTATTGAATAGTGTTTCCACTACGTTTACCTCTGTTAGAACGTCTGTCTATGTCACTCTTACCACCAGCTTTATCCTCTCCTTTTTTACCAGCTGAATAAAGAGTAAAAGTATCTCCAGTACCTGCCGTAGCTACTGCTCCAGCATTGTCACCTCTTTTCCAATACATCACACCTAAGTGCGGCTCTAATTTTGATTGGAGTGTTTGCCAAGGGTAGTTATCTGTAGCTCTAATCTTTTGCCATTCCTGTTTGTTGCTTTGAATCCAACCATTAACTTCTTTTAAATATTGCTTTCTAGTTAAATTAGTTAATTTACTATTTTTCTGTTTTAGTGGAGTACCTTCAAGAGTTCGACCTGTTTTCCAGCGTTCGAGTTGTAATCTTCTTGATGTACCTAATTTGTCATCTGTAAATTCTGCAAGACGCTGTATCGGAGTCTTTATGTACGTTTTCTCCATAAAAAAAGCCGCCCTTTCGGACGGCTACGAGATATTGCTTTGTGGGTGTATTTATGTGATGTGACTAATAATTAGTCGTTCTCTCAGAGGATTATGTCCATATGTCTGACGCATCCATCTGAGCCAATTACTACTACCTTTCCCTTGGTTGCATTTCTTACAGGCGGGTACAAGATTGCTTGCAATACTTTCTCCACCATTTGTTTTAGGCTTGACGTGATCAAGCGTGAGTTCATGTAATTCATAGTTGTTTCCGCAATAGACACATTGACAATCGAAGTGCTCTTTAATAGCTCTTCTCCAGAGCTTCTTAGCGTCGGGACTTGTCATGGTTATTAGGTTAAATAAATAGTGTTCAGGGGTTGGTAGTAGTGGTGTCATCTATTAGTTTTGAGTCTGCTACGTCTATTAGTTGAAGGTTTTTTTAAGGTTGCGTCTTTAGCTTTTCTGCTACTTTCTTTACCTT